GTCAAAGATTGAATTAAATACGGAGGATGTATGAAACCAGAAGTATCAAAACCTATTGCGGTATGGGGAAATTTGGATTCTGGACATGGCCCCCATATACCAACGCCTGCTGTTCTACCACTTGCACCGTTAGGAATAACAACTAAATCTCCAATGAATGTATTTTCTGCAACAGATAATGTAAAGGTTGGGTTTATGGGAAAATGTGTAGGTGTGCATAGGCAATTTGATGTAAGATTGCCACATATAAGTGCAGTGTTTCCATTTACACCAGAATTAGTAACTAATGCACCAGCATACAAGGGTGGTATATTGCCACATACGTCCAGTGGGAGCAAAACAGTTAAAACGAATGGTGTTGAAACTGCTAGGTTAGGTGATCCTGTTGTTTGTGGTTCAAAAATAATATTTGGAGTTTCACTTACAGTTATGGTAGGAGAATAAAAATGTCAGTTAATTTTCAAGGCAGTATAGAAGATCTGAAATTTCAAACTAAAAAATATGTTGATTTGGATTTGAATTTTGGTAATAATCCCTTTACTAAAGATGTCATGAAGAAAAAAGGTGATTTGGCAATAAAACAGAGTGTTAAGAATTTGGTGTTGAGTAGAATTACCGAAAGGCCATTTCAACCGCAAATCGGTTCTCAGGTGTATAATATTCTCTTTGACAATATTATACCAGAAACAGCAATTACATTAAGGACGAGTATTGAAAATGTTATAAATACCTTTGAACCCAGAGCTGTTATTAGGTCGGTTGAGTGTATAGCCGATCATGATAACAATGGATTTAATGTTACAATTATATTTTCCCTTATTAATGATCCTAATCCAATAATAATAGACTTTTTCTTGGAGTGGTTAAGATAAAATGCAAAACAGTAAACTAAGAGTCACAGAATTAGATTTCGATACTATCAAGACAAATCTTGTCAGTTTTATGAAAGGTCAGTCTGAATTTACAGACTATGATTTTACAGGTTCTGGTTTGACTGTTTTGATGGATTTGCTTGCCTATAATACTCATTATATGGCATATTATATCAATATGGTAGCAAATGAGATGTTTTTGGACAGTGCTTCACGAAGAAGTTCTGCTGTTTCAATTGCTAAACATCTTGGATATGTGCCTAAATCGGTTTCGGGAGCAACTGTAACGGTTACATTGTCAATTGTTGCTACTGAATCAAATATAGAAAATCTCCCTACCTCAATTGCAATACCTAAGAATAGTAAATTTACTGTTAAATCGGATGATGTTAGTTATGATTTTTATGCTACGACAGCATATACGGCAACTAGTTATACTACGTCTGGAAATGATAGAACATTCACTTTAACAAATGTGGTTTTAAAAGAAGGAAAATTAGGTACAATTTCTTATACGGTCAATCAAACAGGATTAGAAGAAAAATATATAGTTCCTGTTCCCAATTTGGATAGCAGTACATTAGTGGTTAAAATATTAACCAGTGCTACTGATACCATATACGACACATATTCATTATATGATAATATCACCGATTTAACATCTACATCCAAGGTTTACTTCTTACAAGAGGTAGAAGATGGAAAATTTGAAATTTATTTTGGTGATGGCGCATTAGGTGCAAGTTTGGAAGAAGGGTATGTGGTAGATATAGAATATATGTCATCTCAAGGTTCGGTTGCAAATGGTGCAGGTGGTGATGATTCTGCTACTGCTAGATCATTTACGTCAGCATCTGCAATTTCATATGGCGGTTCGGCAAATGCTGTTGTTGAAACTATTGTCATCAAAGCAGCAACTGGTGGTGCTAGTGCTGAAACATTAGAATCTATTAAATACAACGCACCAAAATCTTTCAAAGCACAGGACAGAGCAGTTACTACTGAGGACTACAAAACCTTAACATTGAATAGATTCACCAATGCCAGTTCTGTTGTTACATGGGGCGGCGAAGATAATGATCCTGTTGATTATGGTTCTGTTTATGTAGCAGTTAGACCAGTTACAGGTTTGACCTTGACAGATGTATCTAAAAGGGATTTGCTGAATATTCTTAAAAAATACAAAGTAATGTCGATACAACCTAAAATAGTTGATCCTGATTATATATTTGTTGTGGTAGATATAACCGCATATTATGATACGACTTTATCAATTAATCCTAAAGAAACTGTATCAACTAATATTAAATCTACTGTAGCATCATATAATAGTACATATATCAATTCTTTTGATAGTGCTTTTAGACATTCTGTTTTGGTTGGTTTAATTGATGATACAGACGAAGCAATTAAGAGCAATGTAACTAAGATAAAATTGAAAAAAAGAATTGAACCACCTCTGAAAACGGCACATGGATATACCTTGAATTATAGCACTTCATTATTAAAGGGAACAGTTACTTCTGATTCGGTTATAGTCTGTAATACGTTAGGGTATGATTATATTGTTTCTCTGAAAGATGATTCTTTGGGCAATATAGATTTAATTGATGCTTCTGGTTCATCTTCAACTGGTGATGTTATTATAGCAAAGGTCGGAACGATTGATTATAGTACTGGCAGGGTAGTTATAGATGCAATGAGTATAAAGTCAATCACTTCTGGTTTGAAATATGTTTATATCACTGTTGATGTTGATGAAGATGATGTTCATGTCGCAAGCGGACAGGTAGTAACTATTCAAGATGCCGATGTAACGGTAAGCATGGTGGAAGATGTTACATAACGAACAACTTAAAAAAACTATTTCGACTTTTATTGAGTCGCAACTCCCGTTATATCTGGAGTTGAATTATGATAAGGTTGCTGGTAGGGATATCAGCAAATTTGGTCGGTTTATGCAGTTGTATTATGAATGGTTAGAACAGTCTAATTCAGCAACTATTAATGATTTGGCAAAGGATTCGATTAAGGCATATAAAGATTTCATGATTTCACATTTACGCCCAGAAGATGGGAATGTGTGGAATTCTCTGATTAATTTGGAATATTTCAAAGATGTAGACAATACCAGAGAATCATTACTTAAACATATTCGTTCTGAATTTAATCCAGATTTGCCAATGGATATTCTGGCAGATAGAAGAAAATTAGTCAAACGAATGAAGGACTTGAATAGAACCAGAGGAACGACTGCTGCATTTAAGATATTTTTCAGTATAATTTTTGATAAAGTGGCAAAGGTGGTGATGAAACAAGATCACATTTTCACCACTAATGCGAATCAATGGGAAAAGAAAAGTGTTGTAAGGGTGTTTCAAGGTGGCACATTACAGAGTACCGATCTACCACAATTCAAGGGTTTTTATATGGTAGGTCAGGCATCAGGTGCAAAAACCGTAGTTTCAGAAGTTACTAGTGTTGATATAGGAAACAGTCTGTTTACGGAATTTGGTGTTGACAAACCCACGCAGTCAGGCACTTTTAGTGCAGGGGAAACCGTACTAGCAGAGACTGAGGGTGGTTTACCAGTTTATAAAACTGATACTACAGAGCAATTATCGGCTGTGGTACAAAATTCTTTTCAAGGTGTAACCTTTACCGATGCGTCAACGGGTGGTAGTGGATATTATTTAGATGATGTAGTTACTTTAAGCAATGTGACTAATAGTGAAGCAAGAGTTAAGAAATTGACAAAAGGTATCATTGAAGGTATAAAGGTCACAACAGGTGCGAATAATTCGGTTATCAATTTTGTTAATGATTATTTGACTGTTTATGGATTGGAAGGAACTTTTGTAGTTGGAAAAGGAATTATCGGAGCAGAAAGTGGTGCAACTGCTGTTTTAAGATTCAAAGATACTGTATTCGGTGAAACTAAATACTGGATAGATAATATCGTTGGTGTTTTTCAAACAGATCAAGTTAAGGGCGGAGAATATTCTTCCGAAGAAATATATTACTATGATCTCGATACTAGCACAAAGAATGAAGATATTCGCATGAGAGCAGATCAGATTGTCAGAGTTTGCGAAGTTACGGCAACTGCTGAATCGACTACGTCACCCAAATCAAACATTATATCACCAGGCGTTGGTTATATGTCATTGCCAAAATTGTACATAACCAATTCAGCAACTGATAGTTTGGAACCATATGGGTCAGATGTTGGCGGAATAGCAGAGATTGAAATAACTAGATATGGGTTGGCAAGTTCATCGTCTACGGTTTCTTTTAGAGATACATCCACATCTACCAGTGATATCAGGGCAACAGCAACAGTTACTTATGGTGCAGAGATAACATACAAAGGTGAAGATACCTTATTTAAATCAAATCCAAGTCAGGGTGAGCTTGCTATTACGGATGCAGATTATCATACTTGGTGGTCATATGTGGTCAGTGCATCTGAACCGCCAGAGTTGTGGAAAGAGCAGTTGAAAAAATTTGCACATCCAGCAGGGATGAAAGTTTTTGCCGATTATTTGATTGATACTACAGAAACATCTACAACAACGACTTCAACTACAGTAGTAAACGCAAACGCATAAGGATAAAATAATGGGAGAAATCACAACAAGAAAATACTCGCATATATTGGCAAAACGATTCATGGAATTGGTGAAGGGAAATACTCATAGAATATATGCTGTCATTGGCAAAACAACTGGTGGTTCAGAATCTACTCCAACCTTTACGGGGTTTTCTGATATGAAAACTTTTTGGGATGATGCAACAGGATTTAAGAGAATTACTTCATCTGATATATCAATGGTTGTACCGCATGGAACAGGAACAGCAATTGCTGAATGGGATGTATCACAAGGATTTGGACAATATGATCATACTGTTGATTTATTTACATCACCATCGAATCCATTTGTTGCATATGTCGATCCAGATAGTGACAGCAGTGGTGATGATATTGACGTATACAAGTGCCTTTTTAATAATTCGGGTGGAGCAGTATCTGCTAAACCAACTACAACTACGTCATCATTGATAAGAAATGCAGCAAGTGATGGTCATTTTTGGAAATATATGTATACTTTTGCAGATACAAGCGTATTCTTTACTACAGATAATAATTTCAAATGGTTGCCAGTACAAACATTGACAACTAGACCAAGTGATGATATAAATTTAAAACAATGGAATGTTCAGATGGATGCCGTTGATGGTGCAATTGATGTCATTACACATGCTTCTAATTTCGATTCTTATACAATAGGTGCAGATGTTGTTGTCGATCCAAATAGTGGTGGTTTTGTAGGAAAAATTGCTCAGGTTGGTGCAACCACTAAAAGATATGTGGATACAAAATCTACTGGTCAGAGTGAGGGAACAGGATATAGAGCTGCAACGGTTACTTCTCCATCTAATTTGATTGCTGCAATAGGCCCAATTGGTGGACATGGTTTTGATGCAGAGCAAGAATTGGGTGCAAAGGATTTAATGGTGACTGCCAAAATAACAAATAATGATATTGCAGTTGGATCGGGGGCAAATCAGGTTCCTAGTTATGCTAAAGTTGGATTAATATTAGATCCAATTATTTCTACTAGTTCACAAGATGATATTTTAGCATCTAGTACGTCTATTTTGTCTGGTACAAGGGCAAGTGGAAATGCATATTTAACTGCTGGTTTGTTGAAATATAGTGGGAAACTTTTATATATTGACCATAGAGCAACAATTACGAGAAATGTAAGTAATACTGATACATTAAGAATAGTTCTTCAGTTCTAAAGGGAATAAGATATGCCAACAAAAGATTATAATATACAACCATACTACGATGATTTTGATGAAACGAAAGGGTATCATCGTGTTCTGTTCAAGCCCAATTTTGCTGTTCAAGCAAGGGAATTGACACAATTACAGACAACCTTACAAGATCAAATTCAGAAGAATTCTGGATATGAAAATGGTGAATCCATTTCTTCTGGACAATTAAATGTTTATACAGATATTGCTTATTTGTCGTTGACTAGTGATTTGACTGTTAATGAAACTGCCGAAAGCATTGTTGGTAAAGTAATCACTAATCTAACCAGTTTAGGTGGAGTCACAGCAAAAATCATTGCTGTTGCACCTAAGAATCTGGCAGCCTTGGAATCTTTGATTGTTTATGTGGCATATCTGGACAATCTGACGAGTGCAAGTACTTTTGTAACTGGTGATAATCTATATGAGATTACAGACAATGGAACAACTGTTTCTACTACTGCGTGGAAAACAATAGGATTGATTTCTACTTATACCACACCAACATCTCATGTTGGCACAGGTTCAATTGCACAAATAGAATCAGGTATTTACTATGTCAATGGTTATGCAACTTATGTATCTAACCAAACTATTATTCTTGATAAATTTGGTATTACACCGTCTTATAAAATTGGATTTGATGTATCAGAAACTATTGCTACATCATCGGATGATGTTACATTAAATGATAATTCTGTTACATCTAACAATTATCAAGCACCTGGCGCTGATAGGCATAAGATATTATTAACTTTGTCAAAAAGAAGTTTGACTGTTAGTTCGACTGAGAATTTTGTTGAAATTTGTGAAGTGGTTGATGGAGTTGTTAATAAGAAAAAATCTACCAGTGATAGTAAAGGAAGCATAGTTGTTAGTGGTTTGGATTATGAATTACGAGAAAATTTATCTACATTGACAGATGTCAATGGTATTGCTGGTACGGATTCTGGTGGTAGTGCAGATAAAATTTCCTTTGGTGTTTCTGCTGGTGTTGGAAACATTAATGGCAAAGAAATTCGATTAAAGGAAAAAACATATTTAGAAATAGATAAACCTAGAACATCTGTGACTAAAAGCACCATGACTATAAATTCTGGTGCAGAACTTGGAAATTATGTAGTTACAGATGGTATTTTGACTCAACAGGCTAGCGGTATTACTAACTCGTTGACAGTATTGAATTTCGCACCAGAAAGTGGTAATATATATCCATTAGTATTTTTTGCATCAACTACTGGCACTACTAATACTTTTATTGGTAAGGCAAGAATTAGAAGCGTAGAAAGAGAAGGTACGGATTTTAGGATTTATTTGTTTGATATTCAGATGGATTTTGGTAAAACGATATCAGCAGCATCTGAGTTGCACCGATGGACATCTGGTGGTACTCATAATGCTAATACTAAACTCTGTGATTTAAAAACCGAACGAAGTTCTACATCTGTAACTTTACATGGAGAAGATGTTACACCAAGTACATTGAGAGAAACTAATAAGAATGCATTACTTCATGAAATGCCATACAAGGGTATTGAACGGGCAGGGGTAGAAGGTACGGTTTCAATTTCTAAAGTTAGAAGAACATTTTCACAAAATGCTACGAATACAAGTACAATTACAATAACTGCACCAAATCAGGATTTTGTGGATTTAAGCAATGTTATAGTTTATGGTCGAGATAATAATATTAGTGGCGGGCCTCATGTAGCATTCCCTTCTAGTGTTCTTACCATAACGGCTAATGGAAATACCTTGACTGTAACACATGATTCTTCAGATTTTATAGCAGCTGCATCTTATACAATCATAGCAACTGTTTCTATTGATGATGCAACATTATCAACAAGAATAATAGAGGCACAATATGATGCTTTTACTACAAAAGCAGATGTTGAAAGAACAATTTTACCTCTCACAAAAACTAATGGACATCCTTACAGTTGGAAAGTTTATATGTCTATCAATTTTGCTGCCAATGCTACGACTGCTAGTACTGATATCACTGATAGGTATACATTAGATACGGGTCAACGGGATGATTATATTGGTTTCGCATCACTTAAATTGAAAACTAATCAACCATTTCCATCTGGACGTATTACAGTTATATATTGGCATTATCCTAGTGGTGCTGGTATCTATGCGAGTGCACAATCCTATTCAATTGGGGATGCATTTACAGGTACTCATGGTACTTATGGAAATGTATCTTTTGTAAGTAAATCAGATGGGGGTACTACCTATAAACTTTCTGATATTCCTGTATTCACTAGTTTGATTTCGGGTAAAAAATTCAGATTGAATGAATGTATTGATTTAAGACCTATAAAAAATAGTAGTTTCGATAATGGAACTTTTTATGGATTTGGTGCAATGGCAATGGTTGTACCTGATAAAGCAACCATAAGCCTTACAGGAATAGTTCAATACTTGGGTAGAATTGATAAAGTATATCTCAGTTCAGATGGTATATTACGAGTTAAATCTGGTGTTGCTAGTTCAAATCCAGTTATACCAGATAATCCAAGTGATGGAATACCTTTATATAATGTTAAATTACTACCTTATGTTTATGATTTACACGATATTATGGTTAATCCACTGTTTGATGATGGTCAGCGAGATACGGATTTTGATGCCATTTCTAGTTTGGAACAATCAGCAAAAGATTATCAGTTAGATGTGGGTCGAGTTCGCAGAAATACATTTAGTGATCCTTTTGTAGGGCATGGTTTTGCCAATGTAGCAGATAAAGAATATTCTGTTGCTATTGATATGCAACGGGGAGAGATGAGGGCAAAATATACAGCAGAATCAATACCGTTTTTGGCACTTTCGCAGGTTAATCATGCATTATCTGCACTTGATACGGACTTAACAGTTGGTGAATCGTATGTTTATAGAAATATAGTAACTTTACCTTATGCCAGCACTGTTGCTGAACTACAAAATTTGGATTATAATGCAGAGAGAACTTTAAGAAATACTGATGCAACTACGTATAATGGGGTTGTTTATATCAAAGAATGGAATTCCTTTAAATCAATTAAGTCCAGACCAATGATTAAAAATAGAACGGGTGATTTCGACAGTATTCCGTATATAGAAAAAGGATTTAATGCACAGGGAACAATTTGGAATGAATGGGAAACTGAGTGGTATGGAGTTAAAGATGATCTCATTTCAGATCCTAAACTTGATATGGCATATAATGAATTAGATAAATCACCAAATTACTATAATGTAGCGGGAAAGGAAATTAATGATAAAAAGGTAGAAGGGAATTATACACCTTATATCGAAAGCAAAACTATCACTATTAATGCTTATGGGTTGAAACCAAATTGTGCAATTACATCTGTTAAATTTGATGGAATAGAAATTAGTGCAAGTTTGACACCAGCAAGTTCTTTATATACTGATAATAATGGAACATTTTCTAAAACGTATATTATTCCGAATGTGGATGAATCAGTTGGTTCTTCAAAATTTACAACTGGTAGCAAAAAAATTGTTATTAGTGGAAATGGAAATTATGCCGAAGGTTACTATCATGCGGTTGGGTTATTTGACGATGATGGATATTTGACTAAACCATATGATTTATCTTGGGATGAACAGACCAATGAAACTATGTTTCAAGAATTTGAAATATTTGATGAATGTTGTGTGACTAAATTGGATTTATATTTTTCAGCAGAAGATTTATTTGATCGTGCAGTTACAATACAATTGCGTAAGATGGAAAATGGGAAACCAAGCAATAAAGTTTTGCCTTACAGTATTGTTTCTAAAACACCAGCAGATATGGCTGCTGTATCTACAGGTACAGAAGTTACATTCACTTTTGATGAAACGATTTATTTGCAACGAGGAAAATATGCTATTGGTATAGTAACACCATCAGTCGATTATAAAGTTCAGACATTAAAGGTTGAACAGCAAAAGGGTTCAAAAGGAACTGGTGTAGGGAATTTATTTATTGGTACGCAGAAAATTACAGATGAAATTTTGAGATTTTCTTTACATCGTGCGAAATTTACAGCAAATCCAACATTGAATAGTGCAATAATTGCATCAGCATTTGGTAGTAAAACTTTAAATCCAAATCCTCTTAAAACACAAATTTATACTAGTTCATCTATCCCAACTTTATT